GACGGTCATGTGCTTTGTAACGAAGTGTGACAATAGTATATAGCAAATGTAAAGATCTGTCAAGCGGATCTGTCAGCATAAATAAATATGGATCCAAAATATGAGTGATATGAAAAAGCTATTACCACTCGCTATGCTTCTGATGACCGCAAGTGCAGCAAATGCTGGCGGACTTGTTACTAAACATGCTTCTTCAGTCCAACTGACCGTTGATGCTGCTCGCTCTACTGCGGTAAGAATTGGTGGTAGTTATTCTGCCTCTGGTTCTAACATCACAGCAGGCACGATGGGTGGTGCTACCTCTGGTGCTGGCACATACACTGTCACTACATCTGGTCAAGATTGGTCGTTGAGTGAAACATACAACGCAGCAGATAGTGTTCCTGCCTCTGCTGTTAGCACAGGTGATGTTCCTAACTTCGGTAACGTTACCTCTTATGCTGCTGGTTCTGCTGGCACACTCGCAGGTACGATTGACAGAACTCATGCTATCACGCTGACTGCTGGTGGTGCTGGTTCATCTGCAACAGGACAGTTCGTTACCGAGATCACTGTTATTGACTGAGACTATATACCATGAAGAGATTATTTCTCGTGGCATTACTACTGGGATCTCCTGCTATGGCGGTTCCAGTAGTCCCTAACTTCACTCAGGGGTCGATGACAAGCCACACAGAGACGACACAAAAAATTACAGAGACCATCAACTCGATGGACTATAACACAGGGTATCAATACTCTGTAACAGGGAGTGGAATTACAGCATCAGGTTCACTACAACCAGGCACTGGTGCTAACAATGTAACTATAGACGGCGTGACATCATCATGGACAGGAATAACAAGCAGACCAAACTTCACACAGACGACACCAGGAGCAGCGTTTCAGTTCACAGAAACGTATCAAGGTCCTGGTTTAAGTCAACAAACAATTATCCAGAGAGTAACCGAGGTTACAAGCGTCACGGACACTACAAGTATCTTCTCGCAGTAGGTCTCAGTGTTTTATTCCCGTCTCAAGCATTGGCTAATGTTGGCGGTGTTAGCGCCACAGCTGCTCCTGTTGCTAACTCTAGTGGTTCTGTTACAAATCAAGCGATACAGGTATTACAAGGCCCATATATCACCAACACATACGGAGGAGGAATTCAGTGTCAAGGTCCCACTAGAAATTTCACCCCTTACGTAACAGGTAGTGGTTCTTGGACTAAACCTTACGAAGCATACTATGATTCTCCTGTTTATGACATGAGAGACTTAGATGAAGATGGGGCACCTGATAATCCTGGGGACATTTTATACAATGTTCCGACAAGAACAGGACAAAAAGATAACTACAATCTTGGCATTGGTTTCTCTATGACATGGAGCACACCAACTGACAAAGAGATGCAGGCATTGTGTAAGAAGGCAGCACGAACTCAGATTGAATTGAATGCTCAACTCACTGCTAATAAGAGATTAGATTTTGAGATCGCAAGACTCAAGAATTGTGGGGATTTGATGTTGCGTGGAATCCAATTCCATCCCAAGAGTCCTTACTATAAAGTGTGTGCTGATGTCGTAGTGAATAATCCACCAGGACACAAGCACCCACACGTACATGCTATCCCTTCTTCTTCCTCCTCGGGAACACAGAACGAAGCTCCTTCACAGCGTGGTTCATCTGACGCTGCTCTGCTTGGCGCTCCCCTTTCGACAAAACTGGGACAGTCTTCCCCCTTATCGAAGCAATCTTCTTCATCACTTTCTTCACAGCAGGTTTCACCGCTTTTAACAGAAGATCAGCAAGAGGTTTTGCGAGCAGTGCAGAAGTCGTCGCAATAACAGCAACGCCACCAACCTGAACAACCTGACCACCACTAGGCAGTCCTGCTACTATCTGTTGAGGTAGTGGGACTGCTTCTGTTATCTGGACACACTCGTTGCCCATCAGTTTATATTCAGTAACCTTCTTTCTAAATCCTTCTACTAATGTACCAACAGGTTCCTTTGCTTGCTGTGCTGGTGTAGGACAATCTACTTTGGCAGCAGAGACAGGAGTCCTTGGAACCTCTGGTGTCTTAGGAACCTCTGGTGCTGGTGGTTGTCTAGTGTCTACCTTTGGTGTGTAAGTAGGAACTATCTGTTCAGGTTCAAAATTAATAGGATTATAACTGGGAATGCCAGAGTCACAATACGTAACCAGTCCTGCTTTGTCATCTTGACCTACGGTTTTAGATTTGCTGTTGCTTTCGTGTGCTTCTACACAACCAGGAATGTCAACAACAGGGACACCAATATTTACCACTACAGGTGGTGCCAATGGTATTGGTGGTGAAGAATAGTTACGAGGATCCACGATAGTGATGTCGGGTATATTGACACCACTAACATTTATTTCTTTGATTTCCATTAGCAATCATTAAATACTTGTCCTACTTCAGATCCAATTTCAGATCCTGCTTTCTGTCCTAAAAGTAATGCCCAACCACCTGCTAACCATCCGATGTAAGGAATGTTGACAACAGCAGGAACAATAGCACCAGCAGCAATAGCACTACCTGCCATCGCACCTTGTGTGCGTGCTCCAGCGTCCGCCACTATGCACTCGATGTCTTTTACAGACTTTCCCTCAGCATCTACTGAAGCGCCTCCTAGGTTGCGTGTGCCTTCTCTGGTGTATTGATCACGACGATACTCATTACGATTTGTATTACTACCACCAAATAAACCTCGCTTCTCTTGATCCAAGCGTAGAGATCTTTCTGATTCTAATACTTTAGGATCGTCAGCACGATACTCAATCTCATATCCATCCTTACCAGCTTTGATTCTGTAGGATGAATATGGACCGTGAGGAATATTAATTGTAGGAACTTGTTGTACTTGCTCTTGTGGTCTAAGCACATAACCTAGAAGTCCGATGTGAGATACACCAACCAGGGCACCTAATGCCAATGCCGCTACTTTTATTGGCGATCTTTTCTTTGTTGGCATTTCCACTGGTGGTTCCTCGGTAGGTGTTACATCAGACTTCCAGAATTTCATGGCATTGGTAGAGCAGGACCAGTTGTAGTTGGCATAGCAGGACCAGTAACTTTAGGTAGTTCTGGCATAGCATCATCCAACATACCAGGGAGTGCCTCAGTGATTGCCTCAGTAGCAGCCTTCGTGACATTCTCTCTAGCAGTTTCGATAAGTGTATCTTTGTTTAGTAAAAGATAAGCACTACCACCGATCAAACCCAAAGAGGTAAGACCAGACAGTAGTGCTACAACATTAATCAGTTTTTGCATCTTTTCTTGGCTCCACAGCAGAAACAACTTCAGGTTCTTTTTTCGCTACTGCTTTACCATTTCCATTGCCACCACCTGCTTTAGCAGGAGACAGTCCGAAGGCAGCTAGCGATCCAGAGAAGACCGAAGCGATGAACGTAGGGTCAAAGTCTAAGATCTTTTGACCGTTTGGTAGTCTTACGTAGCTAAACGTTAGGAGAGATGCGGACCAAATAAGTACAACAACTTTCACTAAATTACCAAGAACTTCACTCTTATCTTCATCATGGTCCTTATGCTCTTCTACTTTAGCTTTGGATTTTCCAAGCATGAGTATAGAGTAAGGCAGCTCTATTTATGCCTGAGCCTCCGTCCAAGAGAAACGTGCGTCAACTGACTTGTTACCACCAGCAATGTTTGTAACACGAACTGCTAGAACTTCAGGACCATCTGGGAAGATACCTGTTGGGTTTGGTGCAGTTGAGTTAGCGTAGTTAGATGTTCCACCACCTAGAATACAGTTAGAAATTTCTTTAACTGCTGACAAGTCATACGCCTTAACATCATTATCAGCATAGAAACCGTAGATAACTTCGCCACCAAGTAGATCTGTGCTTGTGCTAAGAACAGAATACTGTGCTAGAGATGTTCCACCCACATCCAACCAAGTGTTGTTAGAATCTGGAACTGGATTCAATACTAGTTCTACAAAGAACTTACCAGTAGCAGAGATGTCAACCTGACGTAGAACCAACTGCATTCTATTAATAAGTTCTCTAGTTCCAAAGTCTCCAGTAATACCATTATCAACAGAAGGTGCTAGGCGAAGAGCAAGAATTGCTCGTGTAGCACCAGCGGTAATGTTACGCTGGGTCTTAGTTCCAACCGTGTAAACATATGCTCGGTCATCATCTAGTCTGCCTTCCATGATAACAGAAGAACCCCAGTGTGAAATCTGTGGAACTGATGTTGCTTGTAGAAGTTCAACACCTGTTGGTTGAACAGCACTGTATGTAAATGTATTTCCTGCTCCACTCGTTCCCATCTGAATAAACTTAACTCCAGTTGGGTTAGCAGAATAAACTGCTTTACTGAGGATAACATTTGTTCCAGAGATTGAATGAACAAAAGTATCAGAAGGAACACCATCTCCAACTACACGCTGACCTTTTTGAATACCAGTTGCAGAGGCAACTGTTCCACTAGAAGATCCAATAGGAATTGTGATATCTGTAGATGCACCTGCTTGCTCTCTTGTAACTCCAGTAAATGCACCAGCTTCTGCTACAGAGATTGGAGACAATGCAGATCCAGTTTGAGTTGTGAGGTTAAGAGCAGTCGAACTTCCAGGAGTATCTGTAATTGTAAACTTGGTTCCACTCAATCTCGATGCAACATAATAAGTTTTACCCGAAACAATGTTAGAGAATGGTCTATCAAAAACAATACTCTGAACACCAGCACCTGGGAGTGCTGTTCCATCAGTATAATTAGTTGTCGCAACAGTAATGCTGTCGTCTGTAGTATCAACAGAAATTACGTCTTGCTTATACTCCTTTTTGTCAGTGTAGTTGATATACTCATATGTTCCTGTAGTGTTTGCCGTCTGCTTCTTCAGTCTAAGAGTTCCTGATGGAGGGAAACTTAGTGGTGCTTTGTCAACGTAAACAGTTGTGTCAGAACTAGAGACTGTCTTGGTAGTAATTAGTGCAGGTGGAATTGTATTAACTTCATAGCGAGCAGGTAGGTTACCCGACCTCATGTATGCTTCTGTATTGAAGTTGTTATTAGGAACTTTGTGTGCATAGATAACGTTTCCATCTGTTCCACGGAAACCCCAACGGATGAAACCAGCACCATACCAAGAGTAGTCCATGTAGAACATCTGCATCTTGGTTAGGTCAAGATTATATCCAGACTTACCAGTGCCATCACAGCGATCAATGTTCCACTCTGCCTGCTTCCATTCAATCTCAGATGTCTTAGAAACAGGAACATTGATAGCAGAAGGTCCACGGTAGTCGGGGAAAATAACCATCTGTGTATCAGAAATGATACCATCAACACGATAAGAAGAACCACGAATGACAACAAAGTCTCCTGGTTTCAACTGCTTCGCAAAACTGGTTCCAGCACCGTTAACACCAGTATAACTAGAAACCAAAGTGCTTCCTTGAGTAACCGTCACCCTACCAGAAATTTGGTAGGTAGAAGATCTACGAACAACACTCAAATGTCCATCAGCATAACGGAAGAAAACACCATTCTGCTGATCCATCATACCAATTTCCAACTTAGTTCCATAAGAATTAATTGGAGTGATCGTATACTCTCCAGAGCCTGTAGTTTCT